ACTAATAGTTTAACACCATTGAGGTACACATCAATATAGCCAGTATCATATGTAGCGGCGAATACAGTTTGACCTGCTGTAGCTGTGTATGTGGTACGTTCTGCTGTACCATTAACCGCAGAACCAGCAGCTTGCCAACCAGAACTACTACGAACAAACATAATGTTACTTGTAGTATTAAAGTATAATGCACCTGTAATAAGTGCATCACCATCATTGTCTACTGTAGGAGCAGATGATTTAGCACCTAAATATCTATCATCAAATTGATCATAAGATGATGCGGCATTAGTAGCACTTGTAGCCGCAGATGTTGCAGAGTTACTTGCCGCAGTAGCTGATGAAGCCGCATTGGTTTCACTTGTAGCTGCATTCGTAGCTGAAGTAGCGGCGGCGGTAGCTGAACCTAAAATACCATCTACATAAGTCTTTGTAGTAGCATCAGTATTAGCAGTAGGTGTACCAAGACCAGTGATCTTATTGTTACCCATAGCCAATGCACCAGACATCGTGTCGCCTGTCTTAGCTACACGAGTATCTCTCTGTGCATCTGTATATGCTTTAGTTGCTACGTCTTGTGCTGATGTAGGATCACCTGCACCTGTAATCTTGTTGGTACTCATTGCGATAGCACCTGTCATCGTGCCACCAGCTTTGGGTAGTTTAGTCGCAATGGAGTTTGTTACAGTTGTGCTGAATGCATCATCATCATTAAGAGCATCAGCTAGTTCACCTAGCGTATCAAGCCCTGCCCCTGCATCTCCAATCAACGTAGATATTTCATCATCTACATACTTCTTAGTTGCGGCATCAAGATCATTAGTTGGTGCAGTAAGGTTTTGGATAGTAGCTGATGTACCAGCATTCATGTTCAACGTACCATCAATAGTTACGTTAGTGAATGTAGATGTACCAGACCCTGCAGTTACGTTACCAGTTAGGTTTCCTGTGACATTACCTGTAACATCTCCTGTTACGTTACCTGTAACATTACCAGTTAGATTACCCGTTACGTTACCTGTAATACCACCTGATGAAGTCAGTGTAGTAAATGCACCAGTAGATGCAGAGGATGCACCTATTGTAGAACCGTCTATAGAGCCACCATTGATGTCTGCAGTAGCTAGGGTAGCTTGACCTGATGTAGACAGCGTTGTGAAGCTACCTGCGGCTGTTGCAGAAGCACCTATAACAGTACCATCTATATTACCACCGTTAATGTCTACAGTAGTAAGAGTTGATGTACCTGATGCAGTTAATGTAGTGAATGCACCTGTACTTGGTACTGACGCACCTACAGTAGCTCCATCTAATGTACCACCATTAATATCTGCTGTAGCGGCTACTAAAGATGTATTAGCATTAAGTGTAGTGAATGTACCTGCTACTGGTGTAGCTGAACCAATTACAGCATTATCAATAGCACCAGAGTTTAGGTCTACTGATGTAATAGTTGTAGTACCTACAAGTGTTGATGTACCTGTAACAGTTAAGTTATTGTTTAGTGTAGCACTTGTGAATGTAGCAGTTGTAGGTGAAGAAGCACCTATGATAGTTCCATCAATATTACCTGCATTAATATCTACAGTAGCTATTGTAGCTGTGCCTTGTAAGTGTAGGTCTTTGAACTTAGCTGAACTTGAACCTAAGTCTATATCATTAGTTGTAACTGGAACTATAACACCGTCTTGGAAACGTACTTGTTCTACCGCCGCTGAGGATACTTCTACGAATACACCAACTCTATTGTTTGACGTATCAATAACAACTTTGTTTAGCGCATCAACATCACCGATAAGCGGAATGTATCCACCTTCTCCTGTTGAGCCATCGTGCTTGTGTCCACTTGATGCAGCAAATGCGTCACGGAGTTTATTATACTCAGCGTTAATAGGGGCTGCACGTAGTGTAGCTGTTGGTACTATGTCTGCTATAGACTGTCTTACGTAACCTGCCAAAGTATCATCTCCTGTCGGCTGTCTCATACGTCAAGGCTATTGCCTGTATAGTATGACTTGCATTTGTATTGTTTGTAACATAATTCACTGAAACAGAGTTACCTGACCCAGATATGTTGGTAAGAGTTTTAGGTGATGGATTACCATCATATATACCACCTGCTCCATATATAGCTGTACCATAAACTGAAGCTGCACCCTCTGTACTAAACTCATAGTTAGTTGGGTTTACTGTGTTTGTGTCATCATAGTCGTAAGATACACCAACAAACACTTCTGTATTACCTTCAGACTTAAGGTATGTATTTACTTTATGTATTACCTTACGTACCTCTGGATCTTGCATGTAAAAGTAGGGAGTTTGATATAGGCTAAATATATCTTGTCCATTAAAACTATTACCTCTTTCTTGGCGATGTACTTTACCAGAACCATCACCATGTATTACATGTTCAAACTGTCCTATGTATCCACTATCAACACAGTTAGCTTCTATACCAATCAACTGGCTATACTCAAAGATACTCTGTTTATTCTGACTCTTACGTATTCCACCTATCAAAGATAGAGATGAGTCATTCTTAAAGAAGAATCTAAACTGTGACTTCTTCCTAAGTACTACAATAGCAATATCTATAATTTGTTCTGATAAGTAGTAGTTATCGAAGATAGACTGTATCTCTTTAGATACGGTAGCAAGTTCAACATCACCAATTTTATCAGTACCAGAAATAGGACGTATGCCATCTGGCCCTAAGAAGAGTAGGTCACCACCAAATTCTACCACAGAATCAGGAGCAAGGCAACCCATATTTGAAGTAACATTTTCTAATACAAAGTTAGCCGCATTATTACCTGTCAGCCTTTTGATATTATTAGCACCAAATATATATAATTGATTACGGAACTTTTTAATAGCTGTTATAGTATATCCTACATTAATAACACCAGCACCATTAGCAGGGCTAAAATCTGTAGCATTTAAAGGAGCACTAAAAAATAAATTAAAAGGTTCACTTGAGTCACCACACAAGAAAATGTGAGAAGCAAACTCTTCAGAGTACTTAGGATCATTTGGAGCTTGAGCATGAGTTACTTGTATGTAATTAGTCCCATTATACAGTGCCGCTGGATTAATACCATCCGTAAGAAGTAACACTTCGCCTGACCAGTTATAACTAGTAAATCTAATTCTAGATACGTTAGTCATATCAGGGTTACCAGCTTCAGGTATAGCTACCCAAGAATCATTTGAGTCCTGCCATCTATATAAGTAGTCATGCCCAGATGTAGGTTTTCTACATGCAAATATACCATCATGTAAGTTACCATTTACTGCTACACCTAGTACAGGGCCTGTTCCGGGGACAGTACCATACTCATTAGAATAACCACTAATACGACGATACCCACCAGCTAGGGCAGGTTCATAATTTATCATACGTATAGCACTACCAGATAAGCCAGAGGCTTGAGTTAAGGGATCTACGTTAGTGATCAACCCTCCTGTACAAACTGACAGGTATGTGCTAAGCTTATCTACCATCTAAACATTATTCTTATAGAAAGAGTTTCCCATACGGTTTATCACAGTAGAACTTAGGTAATCCTTACTGTCTACTAATAGTCTACGCATAGTCTTTATACCTTTTTTAAACTTATCTGCATGTAACTGAGCAGACTGTTCATTAGATCTAAAGTGCATTAAGTACATCATAGCACCATCAAGTACTACATGTCGGAATCTGTCGGGTATTATACAAACATCTGTGCTTAGGTTTAGGTCTACGGGAAACTTCCAGTAGCTATACTCTACAACATAAGAAGCATCTGGAGGAGGAGTAACTCCAAACTTAGTACTTTGTGTTTTGTATATAGTGGTAGGTTTACCGTAGCCGCCTGTACCAGCTACATCATCTAAGCTTCTCTTTTCTGATACATAACTTTCGTAAGAGATGCTAGGTAGTTGTGTAGGGTAGGCAGATTCTGCATTTGTTAAATAGAAAGTTTCCCAGTCAGCTTTTGAAAAGTCAGAAGGGAAGTCATACGTGTTAGTACCAGAAGATAATGTCTGTTGATATGTTACTAAAGTGAAAGGCCACTCTTGTGCATCTTGTAGTATTTCACGTATAGAGGAATTGATAGCATCTTTAGCTAGAGACTGAACGTTTTTAGTTGTAGCAAAGTCTGCTTCACCAATCTCGACTTCGTTAAGACGACGAAGTAATTCATTCACTAGGTTTATATAAGTCGCCATGTTAATTCCTACGAGATTTTAAATGTACGTAAAGGGGCTAACATAAAGCCAGCCCCCTCAAATTGTTTTATTATGCTAAGTTATATTTAGCTGTGACCAACGCTTCTGGACGTAAGATCTTGCGCCCGTAAAGATGCATACCACGGCAGATGTCAGCGAATGAATCTGGATCACGGTATGTTTCTGTTTTGTTGATTTGCTCTGCAGTTGCTACAGCTGAATCATGACCAGCTACGATAACACCGTAGTTAGCATTTTGGTTAGCTGTACCTGTTGTACCTGCACCAGTACCTACTGCTGGTAAGTTACTTGAAGTATATACACGGAATCCGTGGAAGTTGTTCAAGACTAGACCGTTACGTAATCCACCTGACTCACCGAAGTCTGCGTTAAACAAACGTGAATCTTCATCACGAAGGACTTCCATCATGATAGGATCAAGTACTAGCCATCTACCTGCAGTGTCTACTTGGTTCTGATCTAACAAACGACCCATACGTGAAATCAACATTGCTGGTGATACGTATGCTGTTGGTAGAGCAGTTGCTCCGGGTAAACGTGCCGCAACTGGGATCGAGTGATCTCCTGCTGAAGATGTAGTAATGTTTCCGAAGTCACCTTTTTTCAGCTTGTTAGCTGTAAGTAATTCGTCTGTACCTGCTGCTGCATTAGCTTTAGTACCATTTACTACGTTGTTTACTGC